GTCTCAATGAGACTTAGAGCTGCACAAATAATTAATTTAATTGAAGGTGGCTCAAATTCTTCTGGTTACGGTTTTAAAGAAGAAGAAGGATATGAACACTCGGCTACGCAATCCACTGAGGAGTTCACAAATGATGCACCGACTGAGATACCAGAAGATAAAGACGACTTCTAAATATAGAAGTGGTTTAGAAGAACAAATTGCTCGACAATTAAAACTTAAAAATATTAGTTTCGAGTACGAAACAAAAACTTTAAAATATACGAAACCTGAAAAGGTACATAGATACACTCCAGATTTTATCTTAATGAAAAAAAATGGTGAGCCTATGTATATAGAAGGCAAAGGTAGGTTTTTAACAGCAGACAAACAAAAAAGTTTGTTAGTAAAGACTCAGTATCCTAATCTAGATTTAAGATTTGTATTTTCAAATTCTAAAACTAGGATTTCTAAAAAATCCAAAACAACATACGCAATGTGGTGTGAAAAGCATAATTTTAAATATGCTGACGGTTTCATTCCAAAAGAGTGGATAACGGAATTAAATTAGGATATACCTTTTATAGGTAGTGAGTTCATATGCACTACTTTTGTAGTGACCCCTACGAATACTTAACTGTACCGTAGGGGTCGTTTCTTTTCAGACCAAATATTTTGGGTCAAAAAAATTTCAAGGAAATATCAAAATGGAAAAAAGTGATTTCACTTATCACGCACCATGTTTCGAATGTGGTAGCAAAAATAATGTTGGCGTTTTTTCTGATGGACACGGCCATTGTTTTGGTTGTGGACATTATTACAAACAATACGAACCTAAAGAGGAAACGAAATTGACAAACAATTTAATACAAGGAGAACTTAAACCTCTCAACAAAAGACATATTAATTTGGCAACGACTACCAAATTTAATTATCAAACTGGAAAACATAATAATAAAACAGTTCAAATTGCAAACTACTATGACAAACATAATAAATTAGTTGCACAGAAACTACGTTATCCAGACAAGTCATTCCAATGGCTAGGAGATAGCAAACAAGCTACGCTCTTTGGTCAAAATTTATGGCGTGACACAAATAAAAAGATTGTAATTTTAGAAGGAGAGATAGACGCAATGTCTATGGCTCAAGCGCAAGGTTTAAAATGGGCTTGTGTTTCTGTAAAGACTGGCAGTCAAGGTGCAAAAAAAGATTTGCAACAACAACTTGAATGGTTGGAACAAGCAACAGAAATTGTTTTAATGTTTGACTCCGACACTGCGGGTAAGACTGCAGCTCAAGAATGCTCTAAATTATTTACTCCAGGTAAATGTAAGATTGCAACACTCCCAAGAAAAGATGCCAATGAAATGTTGGTTGAAGGAGAAACTGCAAAACTTATTGATTGTATGTGGGGTGCAAAAACTTATAGACCCGATGGTATCGTATCTGGAACAGAGGTTTATGATTTAATAACTCGTGAAGATACAACACAAACTATTCCATACCCTTTTGAATGTTTAAATAAAAAAACATTGGGCATGAGAAGAGGTGAGTTAATAACTATCACAAGTGGAACTGGACAAGGTAAGTCACAACTTTGCAGACAAATAGCACATCATCTTTTAAAACAAGGTGAGAGTGTAGGTTACATTGCACTGGAAGAAAGTGTTAAGCGTTCTGCATTAGGTATAATGGGAATTGATTTAAAAAAACCATTACACTTATCTAAAGACAACGTAAGTAAAGAAGATTTTAAGAAAAGTTTTGATAGCACAGTTGGAAGTGGTTTGTTTTATATGTTTGACCACTTTGGCTCAACTCAATCAGAAAATTTATTATCTAAAATTCAATATCTTGCAAAAGGATTAAATGTAAATTGGATAATACTTGACCACTTATCTATTGTTATTAGTGGACTTGAAAGTTTTGATGAACGTAAATTAATTGATGTCACAATGACTAAACTAAGAAGTTTAGTTGAATCTACTGGCATAGGTTTATTTGTTGTTAATCATTTAAAAAGACCCGAAGGAAATAAGGGTTACGAAGACGGATTACAAACATCACTAAATAGTTTGAGAGGCAGTTCAGCCATTAGTCAATTAAGTGATGGCGTAATTTCTTTAGAAAAAAACCAACAAGATGATGAGAATAAAAATTACACAACGTTACGTGTATTAAAAAACCGACACACAGGAGACACTGGCAAATGCGGACTATTGTATTTTGACTCTGAGACTGCGTGTCTAACTGAAATAAAGGAAGGGCATGAAAAGGATTTCTAAAACAAAAAAAGATTGGAACATTACTCGTGAAGTACATGACGCTATCGAACTTTGTAGAAAGAATCCTTCAATGATGGCTACCATAAGTGTTCCAAACACTTTGGTTAGACTTGCTGCAGAAATGATGTTGAATGAAATTTCAATGTACGATGAAGCAGCTTGTCGTGTTGAAGTAGCACAAGCCACGGTACATTAATATGAAACTACCAACTATAAATAAAAAAATACTTAACGCACCATTTGTGCATTGTCACTGGAAAGATATTAACTCAAATGCAGCTTGGTTAAATTTAAAAGAAGCTAAAGCTAGTAAAGTTACAATCTGTATTACAGCGGGATGGCTGATTAGAGCAGACAAAGATGTTCATATCATAGCGGGTGACGTTAATTTTAATGACGATGGAACATTAGGTGATGTCGGCAATGTAACAACAATGCCAACAGTTAATGTTTTAAAAATAAGGAAAATAAAATCATGAGTAAATACTGTTTTGATATAGAAACAGACAACTTATTAGAAGAATGTACGAAAGTGCATTGCATAGTATTAAAAGATATAGAGACTAAAGAAGTATTAACTTTATCTAACGACCAAGCTATAGACAAACTATGTAATGCTGAACTTATTATCGGACATAATATAATTAAGTTTGATGTTCCTGTATTAGAAAAATTATATAACTTCAAAACTAAAGCAAAAGTTTTTGACACATTAGTTGCTACCCGTTTGATTTGGTCTGACTTATTAGAGTCTGATATGAAACGAGTACATACAAAAAATTTTCCTACAAAATTAGTCAACAAGCACAGTTTAAAAGCATGGGGTGTTAGACTAGGAAATTATAAGCAAGAGTTTGAAACAGACTGGAAAGAATTTTCAAATGAAATGTTAGAATATTGTGTTCAAGATGTAGAAGTGACTTTCAATCTTCACCAAATAATTTTGGGTAAAAAATATTCGGAAGAATCTTTAAATCTCGAACACTCTGTAGCCACTCTTATATCTAGACAAGAAAGATATGGTGTAATGTTTGACAAAGAAAAAGCTGTCAAGTTATACGCAGACCTGTCCGGTCAAAGAGATAAGATAACTAAAGAAATGGAAGAAACATTTAAACCTATAGTGGTTAAAAGAGTTTCTGAAAAAACTGGTAAGCCATTAAAAGATAAAATTGTAGAGTTCAATCCTTCAAGCAGAATGCATATAGCTGAAAGATTAATTGATAAATACAATTGGAAACCAAAAGACTTTACACCAGATGGTAAACCAAAAGTAGATGATACTGTTTTAAATAATTTAGATTATCCAGAAGCAAAACTGTTAGCAAAATATTTTCTTTTAGAAAAAAGAATTGGAATGTTAGCCGAAGGTAATCAAGCTTATCTAAAACTAGAACGTAATGGCAGAATACATGGAACAGTAAATACAAACAACGCAGTCACAGGCCGTGCTACTGCAATGAAACCAAACTTACAACAAGTTCCCTCTGTCAATGTTCCTTACGGAAAAGAGTTTAGAGAATTATTTACTGTACCAAAAGGTAAAGTATTAATCGGAATAGATGTAAGTGGTCTTGAGTTGCGATTGCTTGGACATTACATTGCTAAATTTGATGGTGGTGCATACGCTGACGTTGTAGTCAACGGTGATATACACACTACTAATCAACACAATGCGGGTTTAGAAACCAGAGACCAAAGTAAGAGATTTTTGTACGCCTGGCTTTACGGTGCGGGAGTTTCAAAAATCGCAGAGGTAACTGGCAAAACTAATAAAGAAGCAGCAAAAGTTAAAAAGCGTTTCTTAGATAGATTGCCTGCATTAAATAAATTAATCAAACAAGTACAACTTTCTGCTGAACGTGGTTATTTGGTTGGTCTTGATAAAAGACAAATCAAAGTAAGAAATACTTTCAGCGCACTTAACACTTTGTTGCAAGGGGCAGGCGCAGCCGTTTGTAAACAATGGTTAGTTGAGTTTGATAACACTGTTAAAAACACTTTAGGCGTTCAACAAATATTATGGGTACATGATGAAATACAAGTTGAGTGTGATGAAGACAAAGCAAAAGAAATAGGAGAGTTGGCTGTCGAATGTATTAAACGAACTGGTGAACACTTCCAATTACGAGTGCCGTTAACAGGCGAATATAAAATAGGTAACAATTGGAGTGAAACACATTAATGAAAAACAGTAAATTTGATATTGATTTAAAATATGGACAAGAGCGAGAACAGAAAGTTGTTTCGTTGTTAGACAAAAATAAAAACAAACTAGAAGTTAAAACAGAAAGAGACTGGTGGGCAAAGACTGGCAACATTGCAATAGAAATTGAGTGTTGGGGTAAGCCTAGTGGTTTAGCTAAAACGGAAGCTGACTATTGGGTTCACATATTAGCAATAGGTAAAGAGGATTATTGTAAATTAATCTTTGAAGTACCAAAACTTAAAAAGATTGCTGATAAATTTAAAGACAATTTTAAAATGATTGGTGACCACCATGCAAGTAAATGCATTTTAATTCCTTTGAAAGAATTATTCCAATCAAAAAATTTAACTTAACCAATCCGTAGGAGGATATAATCCATGAAGAGAAGACTCTTAATTGATGGAGACATCATTGCTTACAAAGCATCTACTATGGCAGAACATAGTATTAAGTGGGAAGACTCAACAGTATGGACATTACACGCTGATGAGAACCAAGGTAAATATAATATTTTATCTGAAATAGAAAACTTAAAAGAAAATCTAAACGCCAGTAATATAACAATTGCACTAACAGATGGTGTCAACTTTAGAAAAGACATCTTACCTAGCTATAAAGATAACCGTAAAGAAAAACGTAAACCTTTAATATTAGGGGCAATGAGAAAATGGCTTATAGAAGAATACGATGCAGTCATCTATCCTAATTTAGAGGCAGATGATGTCCTAGGCATACTAGCTACTGAACCAAATAATAAAGAAGAAAAAATTATTTGTTCTTTAGATAAAGACCTAAGACAAATTCCAGGAAAACTATCACAAGATGGTAGAACTATAATTAAACGTTCTAAAACTGAATGTGATTGGTGGCACTTAATCCAAACACTGACTGGAGATTCTGTTGACAATTTTTCTGGCTGTCCAAAAATTGGAATTGTTACAGCACAGAAAATATTAAAAGATAAAAAGCTACCTATAAAAGAACAATGGGACTTAGTAATTAAAGCTTACGCAAAAGAAGGATTGCAAGAGCATGATGCATTACAACAAGCTAGGGTAGCCAGAATACTACGACACGGGGAATACAATAAACAAACACATGAGGTTACACAATGGCAGATTTAATTAAAGAACCTCCGCACTACACACAGCATAAAATTGAACCAATCGATTTTATCATAGCAAACAAATTAGATTTTTGTACTGGGAACGTTATCAAATATCTTTTGAGACACACTAAGAAGAACGGTGTTCAAGATTTATTGAAAGCTAAACAGTACATAGATTTTATTATTAATAAACAACTTAAAAAAACGGAACAGGAATAACATGGATTATAGTAAAGACGCATTATTGTCAGACGCAGGACTGAGAATATTAAAAGATAGATATTTAACTGACGAAGAGAACAGTCCTCAAGAAGCTTTCTATAGAGCATCGAAAACATTTTCAGATGATACTGCTATGGCTGACAGAATATATTCGTATGCGTCTAATCTATGGTTCATGTTTTCCACTCCTATTTTAACTAATGGTGGAACTAAAAGAGGAATGCCTATTTCGTGCTTTCTAAATTATGTTCCAGATAGTCGAATAGGATTAACCGAACACTACACAGAGAATGCATGGTTAGCTACAGTGGGTGGTGGAATAGGTGGACATTGGGGACACGTTAGAAGTGATGGTTCAGAAACTTCTGGTGGCTCAATCTCTACTGGAAGTATTCCATTTATGCACGTAGTTGACTCTGAAATGTTAGCATTCTCTCAAGGTAAAACTAGAAGAGGAAGTTATGCAGCATATCAAGATATATCCCACCCAGAAATTGAAGAGTTTATTGAAATGCGTAAACCAAGTGGGGGTGACGTGCATCGTAAGTGTCTTAATCTTCATCATGGTATTAACATATCTGATAAGTTTATGTCTGTTATTGACAATTGCACTATTGACCCTAGTGCCGATGATACTTGGGAACTTGTTGACCCACACACAGGAAGAATTGTTAGAAAAATCTCTGCTAAAAAACTATGGCAAAAAATTCTTGAGACTAGAGTGGCAACTGGTGAACCTTATATCTGCTACATTGACACAGTGCAAAAGTCTTTGCCGGAGTCTCAGAAGAAAATTGGATTAAAAGTACACCACTCAAATCTTTGCAGTGAAATTACATTACCAACCAACGAAGAACGAACAGCTGTTTGTTGTTTGTCTTCTCTTAACTTAGAAAAATATGATGAATGGAAAGACAACGATAAGTTCATACCTGATGTCGTGCGTTTTCTCGATAACGTATTGGAGTATTTTATTAATAACGCTACTGATTTTCTGCATCGTGCTAAGTATTCAGCTATGCGTGAGCGTAGTATTGGACTTGGCACAATGGGTTTCCACTCTTACTTACAAAGTAAAAAGATTCCTTTTGGAAGTGTTTTAGCAAAAGCACAAAACAATATTATTTTTGAAAATATAAAAAAACAAGCTACGGAAACATCAAAACAATTAGCTGTAGAAAAAGGTGAAGCTCCAGATATGGTTGGCACTGGATTACGAAACGCACACTTACTAGCCATTGCACCTAACGCAACAAGCAGTATTATTTGTGGAAGTACCAGTCCATCTATCGAGCCAATCAGAGCAAATGTTTATAGTCAAAAAACTATGAGCGGTACATTTTTAATGAAAAATAAATTTTTACAAGCTTTGTTAAAAGAAAAAGGAATTGACAATGACAACACTTGGAAAAGTATTTTGGCAAAAAGAGGTTCAGTAAAACATTTAGATGAATTGACTGAGTGGGAAAAAGATGTTTTTGCTACAGCTATTGAGATAGACCAACGTTGGATTATTGACCTAGCTGCAGACAGACAAAAACATATTTGCCAATCTCAAAGTGTAAACATATTTGTACCTGCTGATGTTAATATAAAAGAATTACATTTGTTACATTTGTCAGCCTGGAAAAAAGGTTTGAAGACACTTTATTATTGCCGTTCAGAGGCAATTAAAAGAGCAGAAATTATATCAACAAAAATTGAAAGGAAGATTAGACCAGACGCTATTGAAGATGAGTGTCTTGCTTGTCACGCATAATGCCTAAAAAGAAAAACAATTTACTTAATGAAGTAACACATGAAACAAGTGCTAAGTATAAAAAAACCAGTATTGGTAAAAACCCTAGCACTAGCATGATGAACAAAAAAAAACGTCAAGGACGTACGAGAAAACAATTAAAAAATAAAGGACAAGGAAAATGACAAATAGCAGTATATTTGACGACATCGACAAACCTAGAGTTAAATGTTGTGGCGCTCACAAAAAACAAAAACAATCTGTCTTATGGACAATATACCATACGGTACTTGCAGTAGAACTATTAGTTATAATAATAATTGAAGGTATAGAATTGTGGAGGTCTTTTTAATGGAACACCGCCACATAATTATTAGAGCGGAAGTTC